TGGCGGAGTCCCGGTGCAGCTCCGTCACCATGGTGCCCTTGGGCACGTTCAGCGTGTTGAGGTCCCCTTGGGCGTAGACGTTGCGCGAGAAGTCGTGCAGCTCCACGTCGGAGGGGTCCGCCGCCAGCTCCTTGACCCTCCTTGCGAGGTTCCTCACGGAGTCGGCCTCGTTCTGGCCTCCCCCGACCGCGCCGGGGTCCCCGTGCCCGTGGCCGGGGATGATGTACAGCTTCGCCATCTTACAGGTCCTTCCCGTCGTCTCTTTCGCCGATGTCGCCCGCCGCCACCATGGTCGGCAGGCTCGCGCCGCCGTCCACCTCCGGGATGCCGGCCACGCTCGTGAGCAGGCTCACCAGGGCCGCCAGCAGGGCGCCGCTGCCCACGAGGGCCCAGTCCACCTGCCCCATGGCCGCCGCGGCCCCGATGACGCCTATGGCCGTCTGGGCCGCCGTCTTGCCCGCGCGCACCCCGGCGCCGAGCAGCCATCGCTTGATGTCTTTCATGCCTCAACCCTTCCTCGTCATCCCGTGGAAGGTCTCCACGGGCACCTCGCGGATCTTGCGGTACAGCTCAGAGCCGGTGCCGTTGCCCCCGAGCCCGGTGTAGGCGGCGTAGCAGCGGTCTATCTCGGTGCGCCTCTCCACGGAGAGGCGCTTGTCACCCAGCACGTAGGTGTCGTAGGAGTCCACGAGGTTGCACCGGAGCAGGGCCTTGAGCCCCTCCTCCAGCGCCTCGTCGCGCTCCAGCTCCCTGCGCGCCGAGGCGCGCCCCGCCTCCCCCATGCGGTTGATGGCGGCCACGCACCAGGTGACCACGCCGCCCAGGGCGAGCGCCACCACGGTCTCGGCGAGCTTCATGGGGTCCAAGGGCCCCACCCCCTCGAATAGGAAAGGGGCCCCGCAGGGCCCCGCCTCAGCCTTCCACGCGCTCCCGCACCAGCTCCCTGATGCGGGCCGGGACGTCCTCCACGGAGATGTCGCCGCGCAGGACGCGCCTGGCGTAGATGGGCACCATGGAGCGGTCGAGCTTCGTCAGCCCCGCCATCGTCACTCACCCCCTGCCAATGCCTCGTAGATGTCGGACAGGGCCGCGTCGGTCGCCGCCTGCGACTCCTGCACGGCGAGCAGCTGCTCGTAGAGGTCCGTCGCGAGGGCGTCCGGGTCGGCGTCGCCGTCTTGGCGCGTCGACTCGTCCACGATGTCGGCCATGAGCACGCCCCAGCACTCCTCGAAGCGCTCTGAGTAGTAAGCGGTGTCGTGGCTCTCATCGTCCTGGAACGTCAGCTGCTCTGCTCCCCACAAACCGGTGTTCTCGAAGTGGGACACGCGGCGGCTGAGCGTCACCGTCCGGTCTTCCACGGCCACGGCGGGCGGCTCTGTTGGCAGGTCGATGCGGTATGTGTACTCGGTCACGTCTCCTCCTTCCCCCTATCCGACGCCGTTGCAGATGACCAGCTGGCCCATGAACGTCCACGTGTATCCCGACGCGGGGGCGATGCCCGCCGTGTAACTGACGTGGACCAAGCCCGAGCTTTCAACGGCGAAGAAGACGGACGGCATGGGGTCCGGGTAGTTGTTGGTGGGGGCGAGGGCGCTGCTCCTGATGGTGTACGGCGGCCTCATGTTCGCAGGCAGGACGATGCCGGTCGACCTGCTCCCGTTGGAGATGGAGCCACCGGCGACGCGGTTCGCCACAAGGTCGAGGACGGCCACGCCCCCTCGCATGTAGTAGTCCACAGAGCCGGTGAGGTGGCCGCTGTTCAGGGAGAACGACTTTGACACGCGCTGGGCGCTGGGGACCTTGAGGTTGCTCTGGGCCCCAGCGAGGGTGGTGGCCCCCGTGCCTCCGTTGGCGACGGGCAGGCCAACGCCTCGCTTGAACGTCGTGCCGTTGATGTCGATGGTGCCGTTGGCGCTCTCGATGATGCGGCTCGTGTAGTCTCCGGTGGACCCGTTGTGGTGGAAGTCGATGTACCCGCCGCTGTTGTTGGCGATGCCGTGCCCCAGCTCGATGCGCTGGGGCTCGATGGCCTGCCCGCGAATCAGGTTCTCGCACGCCTTGGCCGCAGTCGTGGCCCCCGTGCCGCCCGACGCGACGGTGAGGGGTCTGCCAAGTCCTGTGGCGGTGGGGGAAAGCAGGAGATGGTTCGTGCCATGGCCGTCGGGGCCGTAGTTGGTCATATAGGTGTCCTGGCCGTTCTGAGACAGCTTCAGACAGGTGCTGGCCGACGTGTCCCTGAGTCTGATGGCGGCGTCGTCGTCGACACGGATTTCAAGGTCGCCCGTCATGGTGTCGCCGGCCTTGGAGACCTTGCCGCCGCCCAGCTCGTCGGCGCGCCCCTCGAGGCCCGCGATGGCCCCGTCCACGCGCCCCAGCTCCTGACGGAGGTAGGCCGAGTCGGCCTTCTCCCCGTCCCTCGAGTCCACGTAGTTGCGCACGGCCTCGAACAGGGCCGCCCCCACGTCGGTGCCCTCGCTCGCCACCTCGCCGGGCACGGGCACGAGGTCCACCACGCCGTCCTCGGACGTCGCCTGCATGCGAACCCGGGCCGGGTACTGCACCTCGCGGTCGATGACCTCGGGCCACTGGGCGGCTCCCCCGCCCTGGTCGGTCTCTGGCATGGCCCCTCCTTTCCTAGTCGTTTTCCGTGAGCCGGTAGCTCTGCACCGAGGCCTCCCGGCCCCAGCAGGCCACGAGGCAGCGGTCGCCCGCCGACACGCCCGCCGCCCCGCTCTCGAGCGGCAGCTCCACGGGCTCGGCATCCCCGTCCAAAAGCACCGCGGCCGAGGCGGCCCGCGCCTCCACGCAGGTGCCCCAGGCGAAGGACTGGCGGGGCGGCTCCGCCCCCTTGAGCAGGGTCCTCGCGATGGAGTCGGCGGCGTCCATCAGCGCACCTCCTCGAGGTCGACGTCCATGAGGAGCCCCGGCGCCCCCAGGTCGACGGAGACGCGCTCCACCCGGAAGCGCCCCCTCACCTTGCCGGTGGGCCATGAGAGGTCCACCACGTCGCCGAGGGCCACGGGGCGGTAGATGTGCTTGAGGGAGACGGTGCGCCTGGCGGCCAGGCGCTCCCTGAGCGTCTTGTCGGCCAGGGCCTGGGCGCGGTCGAGGTCCATCTCCTCGGAGGGCCGCACCACCTCCCAGACCTCGCGGCCCAGGCGCTCCGAGGCCGCGTCGTCTCTCGCCTGCGCCACCACGCTGCCCCGCCCCGTGGAGGCCACCACCTTGACGCAGGTGGCCTTGGGCTCCTCCTCCTCGTCCTCCATGGAGGGCAGGAAGCGGCAGCCCGGACCCTCCTCCCAGCGCTGGTCCGGCGCCCGGGAGGCGTCGTCGAGCTGGCGGCGCAGCAGCGCCCGGCCCATGGGGTCGCAGACCGGCTCCTTGAACCCTGCCGCGGCGCACAGGTCGCGGGCGATCGCCAGGCGGTCGTCGCCCACGCCGTCCACGGGCACGAGGCCGTAGGTGCGGGCCTCGGCCAGGCGCTGGGGCCCCGTGTCGGCCGACACCGAAAGGCCGGCCGCCCGCAGGCACCCGGCGGCGGCCGCCACCGGGTCGGAGCCCGCCGGCACGTGCACGCTCACGGCGGGCACGGCCCCCTGGGCGAGGCTCAGACAGCCGTAGAGGTCGGCGGCCCCGGAGGCCCCGGCGTCGGTGCGGCTCCACCTCGGCACCGTGGCCCCGAAGGTGCCGAGGCACTCGGCGGCCCTCGAGCCGTCGGAGAAGGAGACGTCCGCGTAGCACCTCACGAGCCCTGTGGGCGAGAAGTCGCCGGTCACGTCCACGGAGGCCGAGGCCTTGACGGGGTCGCCGGCGTCGAGCACCACCTTGCCGCCGGAAAGGACCCCTCCCACAGGGCCGGTCTCTTTCCAGGTGGCCGGGTCCACGCCCACCCAGCGCACCCTCGCCTCGAAGGGGAGCCGCCAGTCAGCCACGGGCCACCTCCTCCATGGACGCGCTCACGTTCCACTGCCTGCCGTCGGTGTGGGACACGTCCACCGAGCCCCTGACGGCCACGTAGCGCCGCTCGCCGAACAGGTCGCGGTAGAGGGCCGTGCCGCCGGACCGGAAGGCCCGGAGCCAGCTTCTCGCCGCCTCGAGGCCCACCACGGCCCCCGACACGTCGGCCGTGCCGGACCCGGCGGGGCCGGGGTAGAAGACGGGCAGCTCCGCTCCCTCCCACCGCGCCGACGAGCCGGCCCCCGCGAAGTGGTAGGCCTCGCCGGCCCTCTCGGCGCCCGTGCCGCAGTCGAGGTCCAGGACCAGCGTGGCCATGAGGTCCAGGGCGGCCCCGTAGTTAAGGGCCACGGCGTCGTGGGAGTCGAGGTAGGCCTCGACCCAGCGGCTCGCCCGCTCCCCGTCGGCAGAAACCGCGTCCACCCGGTAGCGGTAGGGCGCGTTGAGGGGCGGGGTGGGGTCCACCACCATGTCCAGGGCCCTGACCCCCGCGGCCACGCGCTCCAGCTCGCCGGAGGCGTCCTCGCGCCAGACCTCGTAGTGGTCCGTGGCCGGGTGGGCCTGGAACTGCCACTTGAGGGACCCGTCGGCGCACACGAGGCCGCAGCCCGCCTGGAAGGCGCCGGCCTTGGCCGAGGTGCGCACGCTCTCGTCGGACTCGTCGCACCACAGGTAGCAGCACAGGGACTCCTCGTCGGGCTGGACCCTCACCGAGGGCAGGGCCGGCGGGACGAAAGACACCTGGATGGCCACGGAGCCGGACCCCGTGAGGCCCAGGCCGTCGGTGGCGGTGACCACGACGGTGTAGCGCCGGTCGTTGGACAGGTCGAACATGCCGCCGTCCACGGTGAGGGCGGTGCCGCCGGGCACCTCCACCACGCCGGCCGAGGTGCCGTCGGCCCTCATGACGGCCACGGAGGCCGACACGACGCCGTGGAGGCTGAACGCCTCCCAGGCCACCTCGAGGGGCAGCGACGAGACGAGGGCGCCGTCGGCGGCCGGCCGGGTGACGGTGACCGCGGGAGGGCTCGCCACCGTGAAGGCCACGGGCGCCGACCACGCGCCCCACTCGGAGGACAGGCCGTGGGTGCGCACCCTGGCCGTGTGGTCGCCGTCCGCGAGGCCGGCCAGCTCGAAGGAGCGCGCCTCGCCGGCCACGGTGGACACCTGCCCGTCCACGTCCACCTGGGCCGCGGTCTGGGCGCTCGCGTCGGGGTGGTTGGGCTCCCACTCGATGGGGCGGGGCCTGTCCGAGCGGACCACCTGGCCGGCCGCGACGCCTCCGGTGGCCGGGGCCTCCGGGGCGCAGGTGTACGCCACCTCGCCGCCCTCGGCCCACGGGCTCTGTCCGCCCTTGGACTTGGTGCGCACCCGGTAGCGGGCCGCCTCCCCCAGGGCCTCGGCGTCCAGGAAGCGCCTTGAGGAGCCGGAGAGGTCTCCGTCCTCCGACACCGTGGACCAGGAGCCGCCGGCCTTGGCCGGGCGCCTCTGGACCTCGAAGCCGGTGGCCTGGCTCCCGTCGTGGGACCAGGCCACGGCCACAGAGGTGTCCGAGACTCGCTCGCAGGCCACGGACGCAGGGGCCGTGGGCCTCGACCAGACCTCGGCGCTCTCGGCCGTCTCCGAGGCGCCCGCGGCGTTTCTCGCCTGGGCGCCCCAGCGGTAGCCGTGGCCGTCCTTGCAGCTGGTGTCGCGCCAGACGCGGGTCTTGGGGCCCACCTCGGCCACCTTGACGGGGTCGGCGCCGTCCTCGGAGCGGAAGAGCGCGACGGAGTCCCAGGGCTTGCCCTTGTCGGGGTCGGCGGCGCTCTCCCAGGTGAGGGTGGCCACCCCGTCGGCGAGCTCGGCCGAGAGGGAGGCCGGCGGGTCGGGGGCGTCGACGCCCACCTGGGGCACGGCCCACTCCAGCCGCACCCCGAGCCCTCCCGCCGTGCACTCCCGGCCGAAGATGGTGCCCGTGAGGGTGACGGCCACCTTGCGGGCGGCGGCCTTGAGGTCCACGTCGACCGTGAAGTCCTCCATGTACGCCGCCGTGCGGTCGCTCGTGATGGGGGCCGAGGCCATGTCGCCTGCGCCCGAGCGCGCGTCCAGGGTGACCGCGCCGTCGGCCACGGCCACGGACCACCTGTCGGCGCTCGTGAGCCTGGACAGGCCGTCGGTCCAGTAGGCGGCCCTGACCCTCAGCGTCTGGGACGCGCGGGTGGTCTTGGTGGGCCAGACGTGCAGGCCCAGCCAGCAGGGCAGGCCGTTGCTGCCTCTGAACTCGCGGCCCCAGTGCAGGTTGTAGGCGTCGTTGTCCTTGCGCGGCACCTTGAGGGACACCTTGGCCCCGAGGCCGTTGTTTCCGTCGGCCCAGGTGCCCCAGAAGGTCCCCGACACCCACGCCGTGACGGAGTAGTCCACGCTCTTGCGCGGCACGGACACGGTCTTGTCGCAGAAGACGCAGACCGAGGCCTCGCTCGACCAGCTCCCGTGGGAGCCGTCGCCGTGCTCGTTCAGGTAGTAGGAGATGCCGGTGGTGGCGGTGGGGGAGGCCGAGTCCGGGCCCGAGTAGAGGTAGGCGTTCCAGACCTCGCCGTGGCCGAGGGTGGTCTTCTTGTCGGTCCAGTAGCCGGCCCGGACCTTGACCTTTATCTCGTCCTCGGTGACCTCCACGACGTCGGCGTCCACGCCCACCCACGTCCTGATCTTGCTCGACGGGACGAAGGGCCTTCCCCAGGTGAGCTGGTAGGGGTCCTTGAACTCCTCTTCGGCCATGTCCTCACCTCCTGGCGGTCCGCGCCTTGCGGCTGATGACCCGCGCCAGGTCCTCGATGGCCCTGGACGCGGCCTTGTCGGCGGCAAGGGACGCGCCGTCGACGTACAGGTTGTACTGGGGGGCCGGCGGCGCCTGCCTGCCCGCCACGAGCTCGGCGATGAGGTCGGCGAAGGGAGCGGCGTAGCGGCGGTTGGTGAGCGGCACCACGGCCTCGGCCCCGGCCTCGCCCACGAAATGGTTGACACCGTTGCGGTCGGCCCCGATGCCGACGCCGGCGCCGGGACGGTCGGCGATGAAGCCGCCGGAGCCGTGGAAGATGACCCCTCCGTCGGCCTTCATCAGGCCGCCGGAGGTCTGGCCCCCGTTGGCGGTCGACGTGATGTATCGGGTCTCCTTCTGCACCAGCTCGTACTGCTGGACGGTGATCTTCTTGTCGTGGAGCTGGGAGAGGGCGCCCACGAGGTCGGACACCGCCCTTTGGGCCGACCCGTCCACGACGTTGCCGGTGACCGTGGCCGTGGTGGAGTAGGGCTTCAGCTCGCCGTCGTTCCACACCCACACGCGCCCCTGGGCGTCGATGAGCATCTGGTCGTCCACGGCGACGCCGGTCTCCTTGTCCACGAACTCGGTGCCGTTCCAGACCACCACGCGCCCTTGGGAGTCGATGAGCTGCGCATCGTTGACGGTGACGCTGCCGTCCTTGTCCACGATGGGCACGTTGTTGTAGTTCTGGATGGCCCAGACCATCTTGGACACGTCGCCCTCGAAGGCAGAAGCGAGCGCGGCGATGTTGGCCGAGCCCACGCTGTTCAGCTGCTCGGTGGACACGCCGGCCTCGGAGAGCTTGGCCGCGAGGTCGGCGGCCGAGACGCCCATGTTCGAGAAGGCCTCGGGCACCCCGTCGCCCATGGTCTTTAAGGCGTCGGAAAGTGCGACCGTCTTGGCCGTGCCCTCGTCCACGGAGATGCCCACGCCCCGCAGGGCCTCCACGATGGAGGAGGCGGTGCCGTCGTACTTGGCCGCCACCTCGGTGAGCTTGTCGCCCTCGAGGGTGAGCACCTCGTCGGCGCTGACGCCTAGCTCCTGGAGGGACCCGAGGAACTCCTCGTTGGAGGCGGCCCCGCCGGTGAGGGTGTTCTTCACGTTCTGGAGGGCGGCCGTGACGCCGATGAACTTGTCGCTCTCCATGGCTCCCCTGAGCCTCGTCCATGCGTCGGCGTTCTCGTCCATGGCCGCCGTGGTCGCGTCGTAGGAGCTCTCGAGGTTCTTGACGCTCTGGTCCGCCTCGTCGGAAAGCCCCTTGGTCCTCTCGACCTCCTGCATGGCGGCGTCGTAGATGGCCTTGAAACCCGCCTCGTCGAAGCCGCCCTTGTGGTCCTCCCAGTTCTTCCTCGCCTTCTCGGCGTCGGCCACGGCCTTGCCGTAGGTCTTGGCGGCCTCGGTGCGGTGGTCGTAGGCCTCGGAGAGGTCGGCGGTGATGGCCTCGGCGCGGACCTCCTCCTTCTTCTTCTCGATGAGCTCGTCGATCTTGCCTTTGAGGTCCTCGACCTCCCCGGCCTCGTTGACCCACCGGTTGCTCTTGACATCCTCCAGGGTGAGGTTGGTGCCCAGGGCCTCGTTCACCTTGTCGATGGCCCACTTCACCCGGCCGGTCTGCTCGGCGGTGAGCTCGGCCTGGCCGGCGTAGTCGGAGATGTACTTGCGGGCCCGCTCCAGCTCCACGATCTCGTTCTGGGCCGCCTCGGTGCGCCGGGAGATGGAGTCGGCGAGGTCGGCCCCGGCCTCGGCGAGCTCGTCCACGGACATGACGGAGAGCTCGGCCTTCTGGCCCACCTCCTCCACGGCCCCCGAGAAGCCCCTGAGGGCCCCGGCGTCGGCCGCGGCCTGCTTCAGGCCCTCGGTGGCGCCCCGGAGGTTGTCGGCCTTCTCCCTGGCGTCGGCCACGGCGGTGGCCACGGCCGAGCCCGCGAGGGCCACGCCGGTGACGACGAGGCCGAGCCCGCCCGCGCCCATGAAGGCGCCGATGCCCTTGGCCACCCGGCCGATGCCGTCCTTGGCCGCGCCGCAGAAGCCGGAGACCTTCCCCTTGGCGGTGTCGAGGGCGGCCCCGAGCCCGGCGGCCATGCCCTCGGTGCGGAACAGCTCGCCGGCGGTCTTGCCCGCCTCGGTCCCGGCGCTCGCCAGCTCCGGGGTGAACTTGGCCAGGGTCTCCTTCCAGTCGCCCGTGCCCCGGCCCGAAAGCGCGATGGCGTCGCGCACGCTCATGTACCCCTGGGCCGCCGTGTCGGCGGCGATGCGCTGGGCCTCCAGCTCGGCGGACATCCCCGCGAATGCCCCGCGGAGGCCGCCGGTGCTGCGGCCGACCTCGTTCACGCGCCCGGACATGGCGGAGAAGGCGCCGGAGGTCTCGTCGAGGACCGCAGGGATGGGGGAGAAGGCCCCCTTGGCCTCGACCGCGGCCTCGGCGGCCGTAACGATGGCATCGGCGGGGCCCCCCTTGCCGTAGGCCCCCTTGAGGGCGTCGAAGGCCCCCTTGACCTTGCCGAGCTCGCCCTTGGCCTTGCCGCAGAAGTCGGCCACCTTGGCGCCGGCCCCCTGGAGCAGGGAGAAGGAGCCCGCGAACACGGCGATGTCGCCGGCGTAGGGGGCGAGCCTGCCGATGACGTCGGCGGCGAAGGGGGCCACGGCGTCCACGGCGTCCTTGACGGCGCCCGCCACCACCTTGACCGAGTCGCCGAGGGACTCGGCCGCGGGCGCGAAGCTGTCCACGAGGGCGCCGGCGACGGGGGAGAGCGACCCCACGAGGTCGCCGATGACGGGCCCCACGTCGGCCGCCACGCCCTTGACGGCGGAGTAGACGGTGTCGATGGCCGGGAGCGCCCCCTCGAGGGCGTCGTTGAACCCGGCGAACCCGTCGCGGACCGCCCCCTTCATGTCCTCGACCACCCGGGCCACCCGGTCGGTGCCCACGGTGTCGAAGGTGTCGGCGATGCCTCGGGTCCAGGCGTTGGAGAGGTTCTCGAGCGAGGTCTGGAGGCCGCCCGTGGCCTCCTCGGCCTGCTGGCGGAAGCTGGCGAGGCCGTCGGCGCCCACCTCGTCGAGCTCGATGATCTTGTCGATGAGGTCGTCGATGGCGATGTGGGGGCCGTCGTAGCTCTTCTGGTCGCCGCCGCCGAGGGCGTAGTAGAGGTCGTTGGCGGAGGCCTCGGCCCCCAGCATGGACTTGGCCAGCATGTCCATCTGGCCCGGCGCCGCGCTTGTGAGGGCGCGCCAGTCCTCCAGCTCGGGCTTGCCCTTGGCCAGCACCTGCCGGAACTGCTCGGTGGCTCGGCTGGCCACCTCTGAGCCCTGGCCGCCGGCCAGAAGGGCGTCGTTGAGCGCCAGGCCGAGCTTGGTGGACTTCTCGATGTCGCCGGTGATGGCGGTGAAGCCCTGCACGGAGCTCACCATGGCGTCCAGGCGCGTGGGGAGGCCCTGGAGCCTGTCGCTCATCTCAGTGATGGAGGCGGTGGCCTGGGCCGAGGTGTACCCGAGGTTCTCCATGACCCGCGGGTAGTTGTTCAGGATGTCGAAGCGGGAGATGGCGGCCCCCACGTGGGCGGACACCTCGCCGGCAACCTTGGAGGTGACGGCGCTTACGGCGCCGGCCACCGCCCCCGCCTTGACGAAGCCCTTGGCCATGGACCCGCCCAGGGCGCCGCCCATCCTCGTGCCGGGGGCGGCGACGTCCACGCCCCCCAGGGCCGCCTTCACCTGGGACGCGAGCCCCGGGAACTTCGGGACCACGTTCATGTAGGCGCTGCCGATGTAAGGCATCTCAGGCCTCCTCCCACTCTCCCCGCTCTATGCGCTCGCGGGCCGTGGCCGCCCGCCCCCGCTCCTCCATGCGCGCCGCCAGCTGCTCCGGGCGCAGCACCCGGGGCGGCTCGGGGCACTTGGACCTGTCGTAGGCCAGGGCCCAGGTGAGCTCGCGCACCGCGTCCACAATGTCGGCGCCGACGCGGCGCTCCGGCGACCAGGACCTCGCGAGGCAGCGGGCCGCCACGTACTCCGAGCCGTCCGGGAGGCCCAGCAGGAGGTCCACGGCCTCCTCCGGGTCCACCTCGTCGTAGGAGACGTGGTAGTAGCGGCGGAAGTCGCGGCGCAGCTGGGGCACGAGGCCCCGCTCCGCGTCCGCGAGCGTCAGAAGTTTTTTAGTTCCTTGTCGGTGACGACCTGCACCATGGCCCAGTTGAGGGCCTCCTGGTCGACGTGGCCGTCCTCGTCGGTGGCCGCGCGGACCACCTCGGACCACTGCTCGTCGCCGAGCAGCTCCACGACGAGGGCGGCGTAGTCCTCGTCGGTGGTCGCGGCGTTGTAGCGCTCCACGACGTCCCTGTCGTGGTACCGCTTGACGGGGACCTCCACGTCCACGCCCAGGACGTTGATGCGGGCGCGCCTGGCGCGCCGCTCCTCGATGAGGCGGACCTTGGCCTCCGCGGTCTTCGCCCCGCGGGTGGGGATGCCGAGCATCCTGGCGTAGCCGTCCAGGCCGTCCGCGTCCATCTTCAGCAGGTACTCTCGGTTCAACGCTCCTCCTCAAAGGAAAAGGGGCCGGCACGAGCCGGCCCCGCCGTCATGTCCTACTCGGTGGGCCCTGCGGGGGCGTCCCCGCCGCCCGGCCCGGCCGCCGGCTTGGGGCGGGCGTGGTAGACGTGGTGGGTGGAGCCGTCGGCGCCGGCCACGGCGGTGAAGCTCATGCCGTAGACCATGAGGCTCCCGCGCTGGTGGGCCACGTCGTCCACGGAGTCCACCTTGACCTTGGGGTAGACCGTGCGGCGCAGCCACCCGTTGCTCTCCAGCTCGTCGATGACGAGGGGCACGGTGGCCGCCGGGATGCCCCGGGCGTCGATGGCCTCGAAGGTGTTGGGGTCCTCGGCCGAGGCCTTGACGTTGGCCGCGCCGAAGCGCAGCTTGGCCGCGGCCAGGCGGCCCACCTCCACGAGCTCCAGCTTCACCTTGTCCTTCTCGTCGGTGACGTCGGTGAGCAGCACCTTGCCGTGCCAGCCCTTGAAGTCGTTGGAGGTGGACTCGGTGGTCTGGGTGAAGCCGTTCTCGGAGAGGTCGCCCAGGCTCTCGAAGCCCTCGGCGAGGGCCTCGGAGGCGCTGGTGGGCAGGGTGGGGTTGTCGGCGAAGCAGGTGAAGGCGCAGCCGCCCTCCACGGGCTTGCCCACGGTGACGAGGGTGGCGTCGATCTCGGGCGCCTTGGCGGTGTCTGCCATGGTGTCTCCTTAGTCTTTGGGTGGTTCGTGGGTGACGAGGGTGTAGCTGAGGTACCAGCGCCTCTCGCTCGTGTCCGGGTCCGGGTCGCTCCGCATGGAGTCCATCTCCACGGAGTCGTAGCCCTGGGCGAAAACGAGCCTGCCCATGGCGGCCGCGACGTCGTGGGCCAGGGCGCAGGCGGCGGCCTCGGAGGGGCCCCAGCAGTAGATGCCGACGCCGGGGCGGTCGCGCAGGGCGTCGAGGAAGCGGCCCCCCTCGCGCCTCACGGTGACGAGGGGAGGGCGGTCCCCGGAGGCCCTGAAGGCGCGCACGGGGCAGGGCAGGGCGGCCCCGAGGCGGGCCACGAGGTCTGTCTGGACGTCGAGGTGGGCCATGGGGCCTCCTTCAGTGGTTCTGGCTCGCCAGGGACTTGTTCTTGGCCTCGTTCATCCTGGCCACGGCGGTGCGGGTGAACACGACCCCCACGGCGGCGTTGTCGAGCACGTCCACGGAGCTGCCGTAGGGGTCGACCTCGAAGCGGCCGCCCCGGATGTGGAGGCCCCCCTCGTGGGTGCGGGCGTCGGAGTTGGCGGCGGCGCAGATGCGGCCGGCCTCCTCCCTGAGGGCGGCCTGCATCCCCTCCGAGCGGGCGATCTCGCGGATGCCGGCCGCGTCGGGCACGAAGGTGACGTCAGCCATCGGTGGCCACCCCCTGCACTGGCATGGACCAGGGGCCCGGGCAGAGGCCCGCCGGGTAGGGCGCCGGGTCGCCGACGACCCGCCAGCGCCTGCCGCCCCACAGGACCGAGGCCCCGGCGAGGCTTCCGCAGGAGTCGGCGTAGGACGCCGGGAAGTGGAAGGTGACCTGCGCCCGGTCGCCGTTGGGCCGCGCGGCGGCCATGTCCGAGGTGGACCCGGGGGCCACCAGGACGTTCTTCACCTTCTCGGCCACCGCCTCTCGCACGGGCATGCCCATGGCGTCGAGCGCCCCGGTGGCAAGCTCGCGCTCCACGGTCACCGTCTCGCCGGCCATGAGGGAGGGAAGGCTCGGGAACCCCATGCGCCTCACCCCATCCCCACGGTCAGGACGCACCCGGCCTCGCAGCCCAGGCGCGCCCGGTCCTGCTTGGTCAGGTACATGGCGCCCTCGGGGTTGGCCCAGGTGACCTGCCCCGAATAGGGGCCCGCCGCCTGCTGCACCGACGCGACGCCGTCGGCGCGGCCCACGGCCCGGCGCACCACGGCGCAGGCCACGGCCCTGGCGTTGGCGGCGGCCACGGGGTCGGCCCGGTCGATGCCGGGGCACTCGGCGGCGATGAGGGCGCTGGCGTCGTCCAGGAGGGCCGCGAGGCGCCCCGGGTCGGCGCTCGCCTCGTCGCCGTAGCGCGCCAGGTAGTCCTCGGCCGTGGCGAAGGGCGGGGCGCCCACGGCCGCGCTCACTTGGCCGCCGCCGGGGCCAGCACGCAGGCCGGGTAGCGCTTGTCCTTGGCCCCCTGGAGGCGGGTGAGCGGGTTGGCCACGCAGAAGCCCACGCGCATGACGAAGCGCAGGGCCACGGCGTCCTGCTGGGCGAGGTTGAGCAGCACCTTGCCGTCGGCGTCGGAGATGACTGCCTGGTCGAGCACCTTCACGGTGACGTCCTGGCGGATGCCCACGAGCACGTTGGACCAGTCGGCGCCCACGAGCAGGGCCTTGGAGCCGTCCCAGGCGCCGTTGGCCACGGGGTTGAGCGGGTGGCCGTAGAGGGTGGAGGGGCCGGCGGCGGCCAGGCTGTCCTGGTAGATGGGGGCTCCGGAGGCCGAGCGCAGGGCGCGCAGCTGCCAGTCGAGGCCGGGCTGGGAGACGAAGCCCTCCATGACGTAGCCCTGCTCGGAGAGCTTCTGGCCCATGGAGGCCACGTCCACGGCGAGGTCGGCCCCGGTGCCGGCCTTGACGGTGTTGCCGGCGGCCACGGCGGCGGGCACGATGGCGTCGGGCCAGCTGTCGGGCTTGCCCACGCCGAACAGGGCGGCCTGGTCGATCATCTTGCCCATGGACTCGGCGACGCGCGGGGCCACCTCGTCGAAGATGCGGATCTCGGAGTCGGCCAGAAGGTTCTCGGGCACCGGCACGATGACGGCCAGCTCCTCGGCGGTCATCTTGAGGTCGCCCCACTTGGCCTTGGTGGTCTGCTTGAGGCCGGTCTCGCCCTCCACCCAGTAGGCCTCGGGGAACATGTCGAGGACGGGCTGCTTGCGGGTCTTCTTGGACATGGGCACCGTGCGGGCGCGCTGGAGCAGCGCGGAGGACTTCGGGGCCTGCTGGATGATGGTGCGGGCGAACTCGTCGGGCATGGTGCCGTTGCCGAGGTCGGCCTTGAGGATGAGGTCGAGGCCGGTGCCGGAGGGCGCGGCCGGGGTCGTGGGGGTGCCGGTGTCGGTGGTGGTGTCGGCCATGGGTGTGTCCCTTCTATCGGTTCTTGTTCGCGAGGTCTCGGAGCCACTGGTTGGCGTCGCGGGGGGCCTTGGGGGGCTCCGCCGGGTGGGTGCCGTCGCCGAGGACGGCGGGCATCATGGAGGCCCTGGCAGCCGGGGCCACGGAGGCGGCGATGGAGCGCAGCTCGTCGGCGTCGGCGGCGTCGATGCGGGCCAGCACGCGGGCGGGAAGGCCCGTCTCCTCGGCCACCTCGTCGGCCCAGGCGCGCCGCTCGGCCGCCGCCCTCAGGGCCTCCAGCTCGGCCGTGGCCCCGGACAGGCCCTCCTCGGCCTTGGCCCGCTCGGCGTCGGCCCTCTTGGCGGCCTTCTCGGCGGCCGCGAGGCGCGGCGCCGCCTCGGCGTTCTCCTTCGCCCGGGCCTCCCACTTTCGGGCCTGGGCCTTCCAGTACTCGGCGCCCTGGGCGTCGCCGTCGCCGTGCGGCTCCGGCCCGGTCGCGGCATCGGTCCGCTCGTCGGTCTCGTCGGCCATGTGGCGGCTCCTCTCTTCCTGCGGGGCCGTGCGGCCCCCGCCTTGCGGCCCGTGCGGGCCTTCCTTTCAAACGGAAAAGGCCCCGTGCGGGGCCTCGGTCCTCGTGTGGTGCGCGCGGGCGGGCTCGAACCGCCGGCACCCCGCTTAGGAGGCGGGCGCTCTGTCCTGCTGAGCTACGCGCGCACGGGAAGGGCCGCCCCGGAAGGCGGCCCAGCGGTAGGCGTTCCTTGTTCTCGTTGGGGCTAGGAGATGCCCGCCCAGTTTTTGAGGGACTGGAGGGCGATGGCCGAGCAGAAAGCCTTCACCACGTCGAAGGTGGCCGACCCCACGGTCTTGGCGATGCCTTCGCGGGCCCTGTCCCAGACGCGCCTGTCGCGCACGGCGTCCAGGAAGTCCTGGCCGGACCACGTGAGGCCTGACACGGTCGGCTCGAGGGGCTTCCCCGAGCCGGAGCGCTGCACGCTGCCGTCGATGAGGCCCTGGGAGCAGAGGAGCTCGACGTGGTAGGCCACCATAGGGCGCGACCACCTCTCGCACTCCTCGGAGAACGACGCGAGGTAGAGCTGGTCGTCCGCGCCCTCCACCTTCAGGAGGATGTCCCTCACGAGGTCCATGTCGCGCTTCACGCTGGCTCCTTAGGTTGTCACATCCAGGCGAGGTAACCGGAAGTCTCGGCGACCTTGCCGGCGGCAAAGTCGCGCAAGAGGGCGGCGACGTGGGACGCATGCATCGAGCTGCCGCCGCTCCTCGAGAAGGTTCCGCCCCCGTCAAGCGATGCCTTGAACCACGTGGACTTGTCCCGACTGAACTCGCAGGAGACGCCGTCGCCAGCGTGAGCGAGGTTGCGGTAGTAGACCATCTGCTATTCCCTCCCGTCAAGCCACCTGCCAACAGCGTCTGCGTAACTGTACGTCTCGTTGGCCTTGCTATGGGCCGCCGCGTAAGATGAGCAGGAGCCTCACGAGGTCCATGTCGCGTCTCATGGGCGCCTCCTCAGATGTCGACCTCCACGGTCTCTATGCCGGAGAGGCGCTTGAGCTCTGCCTCCATCTCCCGTTTCTTGGAGAGGTAGGGCCCTGCGCAGGAGGGGCAGAGGTGGCGGTCCGCGCCGACCTTCTCCCACCCGTCGTCGAAGGCGCCCTCGTCGAGGTCGCGCAGGGAGGAGTAACTGACGTCCGTGCCCCTGACCTCGCGGACGGCGCCGCAGCGGTCGCACTTGAGGAACGCCTTGCGGATGTATGCCATGGGGCCTCCTACTCGAAGATGACGGCGGGGCTGTCAGGGTCGCCCGACCACCGGGCGATGACGAACATGTCCCAGAACCTGTCGTCGATGTCGTCGTCGGGCACGACGTTCCACTGGCGTTCGAACTCCGCCGTCTCGGTGGCGGGCACGAGCCAGCCTGATATGTCGCAGCACTCCGTCCGGTCGGTCTCCGTGAGGTTGTTCTCGTCTGCGTGGGCGTAGAAGACCTTGCCGAGGCTCGCTGCGGCACGTTGGACGAAGCCGAAGAACCGGACGTACTTGCGGTCGGCCTCCTCGTCAACCCAGCGGAGGCCCCTTGTCTTGCAGTGTTGAGAGATAGCGCTTATTGGAGGCACCGCCCTTCATGATCGTGACGAACTCGTCGTCGGCGTTGACTATCACCACGTCCTCGCCCAAGCGATAGAACGTGCACGGGTTGGTCTGGTCGCGCCACGGGCCTTCGTTCACATGGTCCGCCTTGTCGATGATCGATGCGATTATACCTTCGAAGTCGCTCCGGGCCTGCGCGTCGGACACGTCGAGGCCCCATTCGGCCATGTGCTTCCTGGCCTTCCGGCCGAACTGCTTCTTCTTGAGAAAGACCGACGACGACGGCTTGTCGAACTTCGAGGCATGGACGGCGCCCACGGACCTCTGGCCGGCCTTCCGCCACACGGGGTGCTTCTTCGCCCACTCGGCCTTGGCCGCCCGCTTCTCGGCGCTGGTCCAGGGGGTGCCGTCCTCGTGGGTCCGAGAGTCGATGTCCTCGTACTCGGCCCACTGCTCGGCCACCGCGTCCAGGTCGTAGCCCTCGACGGAGGTGCCGGGGAGGCCGGGGACCACGCGGCAGTCGCAGTTGCGGTGCCTGCCCGCCGAGGCCTTCGACTCGCTCCCGTAGACGAAGCCGCGGCTCGCGAGCATGGTGCAGAAGGTGCAGTTCTCCAGGCCCGTGAGCACCCGGGCCCAGCGCACCCCGGCCCGCCTGTCGGCCGGGCGCGACGCGGCGGCCACCACGGTGTCGTTGGCCCGGGCCAGGACGCGGTCGGCCGCCGACTTGCCCAGCTGCGCGATGAAGCCGCCCCTGTCGCCCTTGACGAGCTTTTTCGCCTGGTAGCGGGCGATCTTGTCGGCCTCGTCGGCGATGCCGGAGCCCCCGTCGGGGGAGGCGGGCTCGACGCCTTCGGCCCCTGCGGCCCTCAGGCACTCGTCGTACATGAGGGCGGCGAGCTCTGCGGCGAGCAGCCCGTAGGCCTTGACGGCCTGCTCCAGGGCCCTCCTCGCCGCCTCGCGGACGTCGGCCACCGAGGCCCTCGGGTGGGAGGCCATGTACGCCGACACCGAGCGGGTGACGAAGGCCGACGCCGTCGCGGCCTGCCGCTGGAGCTGGGCCGTGTACCTATCCCAGAGCCTCCGGGGGATCTCCGCCATCGGGCACCCCCTCCTCGGGCAGGGCCATGGGCGCGGGCTGCGCCTGGGCCATGAGGACGTTGTAGGCCCTCGCGGCCGAGACCTCCGCCATGAGGGGCGCGACGTCCTGCTCGGCCACGCCGAGGTCGCGCCAGAAGGTGGCGGTCTGGGCGTACTCTGGCACGACGGAGGCCACCTTCATGGCGTAGTCGGCCCTCGCGGCCATGGACGGGCGCTGGGGGTTCTCGAAGCGGGCCCGGACGTTCCTCAGCCCCTCCGGGAGCCCCTCCACGGTGGTGCCCTCCAGCTGGGCCAGGGCCATCGACGCCACGTCCTCCATGGCCCGGCCGTTGGTGCCGTTCAGCCACTCGGCCTCGCAGATCAGGTCGTTCTGGGCGGCGTAGATGGCCTCGGCGCTGCTCGGGTTGTCGAAGGCGATGCCCAGGGAGTTCATGGGGATGCTCGTCTCGCCGGAAAAGAGCTTGGCCAGGGTCTGGAGCTGGTCGTTGTAGGGCTGCATGGACATCTGGGGCATCTGGCCGTAGTGGGGGATGTCCCCGTTGGCGTTGGCCGAGACGAGCAGCATCTTGTCCATGCGCAGCTCGAGCTTGTTCTTCGAGAGCTGCTCGGCGGTCTTGCGGTCCACGCCGGCCAGGTAGCGCTGGGGCCAGGTGTAGAAGTAGGAGGCCACGTCGGTGTTGAAGCACACCGACAGGGCCCGGTCGGTGAGCGAGCGCACCGCCGGGCTGATGCGGGGCCTGCCGAAGGGCCTCTGGAGGTCCGGGCGGTAGCGAAGCGGCACCATGAGGGGGCGGCCCAAGGGGTTGGCCACGTCGTCGGTGTACCACTCTCCGCCGTAGCGGCGGCACACGTAGGTGCGCTCTGGGGTGTACACGTTCACCCAGACCGGCTCGGGGAGGCACCCCTCCTTCTGCTCCACGTCCACCACGGTCATGCCCGCGGCGATGCGGCGGCGCCTCACGTCCCACAGGGCCGCCGCCCAGGTGGCCGGGTGGGCGCCGACCACCACGTCGGGCTCGCCGTAGGTGCCGGCCCCGACCGTGAGGAAGGAGCAGCTGCTCACCAGCTGGGAGGTGGCAGCCTGGCGGTAGAGCTCGCCCATGGCGTTCGCGCGGAAGAGGTCGTCCAGGGGGCCGGCGTCCCCGTCCACGGTGAAGCCCGTGAGCACGGAGCGGGCCACGAGCATGTCCACGGCCTTGGTGGGCCAGCCCATGACCGACATGGCGGCCTTCACCGCCTCGGGGGCCTCGTCCTCGAGCTTCACCGCCGGGTTCACCTGCTGGCGGTAGTAGGCCTCGTTTCGCAGGTTGCCGGCGAGGTGGCGCTGCCACACCGCCAGAAGGTCGTTGAACAGCCTCACCTCGGCCGAGGTGGAGAAGGAGGTGGCCGCCGCGGCCACCTGGTAGGGCCGGATCTGCCCGGTGTCGTTTCCCGTCACAGCACCACGCACCCCCCTCCGGGGTCTCTCCTCGTAGTCTTCGCGGCCCACAGGGCCAGCGCCGCCGCCTCGATGCAGGTGGGGGAGTCTCCCCCGAAGGCCCAGCCGCCGTCTCTGCCCACGGGCCTCTCCACCGACGTCTTTGCCGACAGGTCCAGGGGCCCCTGGCCCTCGCCGGACAGGTGCAGCAGCGCGCCCGAGCCCACGGCCTCGGCCAGCATGGAGCAGGCGGCCACGACGCCGCGGGTGCCCGGGTCCATGAGGGCCTGGCGGGGCCACGCGGCCCTGAGGCGGTTCAGCAGGGCGTCCTTGCCCCTGAGCCCGTCCACGGCCACGGCGGCGACCTCGTCGGGGCCGCCCTTGGAGTCCAGGTACTCGGCGAGCCACGCCGTGCCGTCGGCGAGCGACGCGGTGCCCACGAGGCCCACGAGGGCCACGTCGCCGCACAGGTCGCAGGCGCACAGGGCCACCTCGGAGCCGTCGGGGCTGAACTTCACCCCGAAGGCGGTCTTGTCGGCGGCCGGGGCCTCTGCCGGGTCCGCGGCCAGCCTGTCCCACGCCTCCGCGCCTATCTTGGGCGCCCCGGCGCCCTCGGCCGGCGCCCACCAGCCCAGGCGCTCGCGGGCGAAGCCGTCGGCGCTCATGGAGGCGAACTCGCCCTCGGTGAACTCCTCGGACAGGCGCAGCCCCATGGCGGGGTTCGTGGCCCAGACGTCGTCGCGCACGGCGTCGAAGGCCGCCCCCTCGGGGGGCAGCCCCTCGACGCTCCACTCGTGCCAGCACGTGTTCCTCGGCGGGGCCCCGCCCGCGCAGGCGTCGCGCAGGCGCCTGAACACGGTGCCGGGGGAGCCCGGGCCGGGCGGCGTGCCGGTGTACACGAGCTGGCGGTAGCCCGTGGGGCTCGCCGCGAGGGTGGGCATGAGGGCCTCGACCTGCTCGTCGGTGAGCTCCTGGGCCTCGTCGTAGACCACGACGGAGTAGGTGTTGCCGCGGCTGGCCCCGCGGGAGCGGGCGGAGTACTCCACGTAGGCCCCGTTGGTGAGGTAGATGCCCTGCTCGCCGTTGGTGCGCCTGATGTTGGCAACCATGGCGCACACCTCGGGGTGGGCGGGGTCCGAGAAGAGGGCCGCGAGCCTCTGGAAGCTCTTGTTGGCGGTCTTGACCTGGTGGGCGGTGTGGAGGATGCGCTCCCCGCAGACGAGGAGCTTGTAGAACTCGAACACCTCGATGCAGCCGTTCTTGCCGTTCTGGCGCGGCACGGCCAGCCCGCAGGTGAGGTATGCCGGCGAGTCGTCGGCACGCCTCGCGAGCCAGGCCGACACCACGTCCTCCTGCCAGCCGTCGGGCGCGAAGCCGTAGGCCTCCATGAGGCGGCAGGCGTCGGGGCCGTCGGTGTACGCCTCCTCGCCGGAGCGGGCGTCAACGCGCGGCTCTCTGCTTCCTGCTCTGGGAGACGAGCCTGAGCACGCTGTCCTTGCCGGCATCGGCCCCACCCCCTCCCACGTCAGCGCCGTCCACGATGCCCAGCTGCTTGTTGAGCTGGCGTATCTCGGCGCTCGCCTGCTTCATGGTCTGGATCATGGGCACCGCCTTGACGTCGCCCATCTTGTTCTCGTAGGCCACCTGTGGCAGCCCGTCGCCCACGTCCATGTCCGAGATGCAGCGCTCCACCACGGCGTACCACTGGACGAGCAGGGTGAGGGCGGGGATGTCCTGGGTCCTGAAGGTGCGGCCTTTGCAGATCTCGTCCCACTTGGCGCTCATGAACGCGCTCTCCCGGACCTGCCGGGGCTTGGCGGGCGCTCTGGTCTTTGCCACGGGTCGCCTCCTCCATGAAAAAGGCCGCCCGTGGGCGGCCTGCGCGGGGGCCCGGAGTTGCACCGGGGTCTCCTCTATCAAGGCGTAATCCTTCTAGTACCACGCCCCGCTAACGTCTCTTTTCCCACAAGGAGAGGACCCTGTCAATCATGGCGCGCTCTTCGGTCGTCGGATTCGTCGCCCCTTTCTTGGGACCTTTCTCGACGTGCTCGTAGCCGTGATGGGTGTGCGGGCCTTTGATTTTGTTCTTCCCCTTGCCGTGATAGTGCTTGAGGTCAACCTGCTTGGTTCGCTTGTTGTTTTTGTCGAAGTAGATTATGCGATAGGGCTCGCCGTTCGACACCTCGACGTACACGCGCCCGGCGGTCATGGTGTCCATGAGGGTTTCGGCACCTGGGCCGTTCTTCTCCACGAACTTGATGTTCCCCGAGGTCATCAGTGCGTGGTACTGGCTGCCGTAGGGGTTGCCGTAGTCGCTGATGCCGCTCGAGGCACCACGTCCGCCCATCTCAAGCACCTCCGAACCGTTCGTTTTCGAACCTGACCACCTCGCATGGGACGGGGGCCCCGGTATCGGGGCCATACCACAGCAGGCAGGATGGCCTGCACCGGCGCAGCGCCTCGGCGAGGCCGTCGTTGAAGGCGGCGCGGACCTCACCGAAGGAGCACCCGACGCTGGAGACGGCCACGGTGGAGCCATCCGGCACGCCGGAGAAGCACCACCCGTAGGTCTCGGGCTGGGCCCACGTGAGGTTCGGCACCACCGTGACGCCGCCGTCGGACCACCACCGGGCGAGCGCCAGCGATCGGTAGAGGTTCCACGCCTGCATGGGGGCCGGCATGTCCAGGTAGAGCGAGAAGTCCGGGGCGACGACGCAGCCGAAGCCCCGCAGCACGTCGAGGTAGCGCTCGGGGCGCGACCAGACTCGCTCGAACTGGTAGTCGTCCAGGAAGAAGTGGCAGCAGGCGCCGGCCTTGTCGGCGTCGACCATGGACTTGGCGTAGTTGAACCCGACGAGCCTGTCCGGGCGCACGTCCACGGTGGGCAGCTCGGGGAAGCCCGAGGGGCCGCAGTCGGTGCGGGAGACCTTGTCGAGGTTGTACGCGGTTCCTGTCCTTCCGCGCTCTGCCCCGTAGGGCAGGGCCTTGGCCTTGAAGTCGAAGCCCACAGGTTTGAGGTCGAACCCCTTGGCCTCGAGCCGCCTCACCGAGTTCTTGAGCCTCGCCTTGTTCCAACGGGAGAGGTCCCCCGTCTTGTTGTCGGCGATGCGGAACGCGGCCACCTCGTCGTCGGTGAGTCGGTCGAGGAACTCTATGCGCTCGTCGGGCACCTCGGTCCAGCCGAGGCGCCTCAGGGCCTCCAGCCGTCCGTGGCCCGCGACCACCGTGGGGTCGTCGCGGCCGCGCAGGGCGATGGTGCCCACGAACCCGTAGGCCTCGATGGAGGCCATGAGCTCCTCGATGCCGCGGGTGTGGTCGCGCTCGTTGTCGGGGGAGGGGAGGATGTCGGAGATGAGCACGGGCGGCACCTCCCCTCTGTCGTCACAGCTCCCTCGTGGCTCCCACGGCGCGGTCGATCAAGGAGCTGCAAGCGCTGCCGAGGTAGCTTCGAACATCCGCCATGTCCGCGTCGTCCCGCAGGAACTTGACGCCTTTGGCGGTGATGGAGAGGCCGCTGTACGACCCCATGCCCTTGAGGTCCGCTCTCACGTAGCCGCAGTCGGCCATGTCGCCGATTACCGAGCGGTAGAAGACCGGGTTGATACCGGTGACCTCCTCGGCCTTGGCGGCGCTGGGTTCCACGCCGGCCTCGATGCAGGCGTAGAGGTAGCTGAGCGCCTTGAACATGGCCACGTGGTAGCTCTCCGGGGCCATCGGGCCTCCTCTCGTACGCAAAGGCCCCCTTGCGGGGGCCTCGGGTCGGTGACGATGTTGCGAGTTAGCGGACTGCGATCTTTGTCGGGTTGCCCCTTTTGTCGACCATGGGCTTACCTGTCGTTGCGTCAATGACCGGCTTTCCCTTACTGTCGACCAGCGGTTCGTACTTGATGGTGACCTTTTCGCCCTCAGAGATACGCATGGTTCCTCCTAACCAAGCTTGTCTTTAAGTATATCCCATACAAAAGCAGAGACTGCTTTTGATGTCCCTTGATTGGTGACAAAATCAGAGACCGCTTCTGCTAGGCCTTCCGCGTTTTGATGGGCAGAAGATGAGGATGACGCTGCGTAGCGCGAGAGGTCGCGAATTATGTCGGCCTTCTTTCTCCTCGTGCCAGACGCCCTGTTCGTTTGCAAAACCGCCTTCCGCATGACCTCTCCGGAATGTGTCCCCTTGTTCCATCTCTTAGACGCCTCGCGGCTCCATTGCCCTGGACCTAGGCCGAGTTCTTTTTTGATTAGAGCGACCTCAAGGATATGCCCTGCTTCATGCGCAGTTACTGACCGCACGCCGCTTGATGGGGACCATCCGCTTTTCTTCGAGGCTTCCGTTCGGGATACAAGATCCTTATGGTCCATGAAGTACTTCGTGTTGACGGCGATGCCGTTAAATGGATGTGCGACGGCAAGGGCCCCATCGTTACGATGGGACGCCTTAAGAACAAACAAATCGTCAGGGGCTTGTGAGAACTCTTTTTTCACGTCCCTGACGCCCTCATAGGCTTCCAGGACGGAAATGCCAGGAAGCTGTTTGAGGGAGTCGTCGAGAGTGATGCCGAAAGTACTCGCCGTCTGCTTCAGAGAGTCGAACTCTTTGTCGGTCAGCTTCCTTCCGGTACCAAGGGACTTTGCCGCCGCCTTCCCCGTGCTGCTCATGGCTCCTCTGCCGCCCATGGACACCGCCTCCTAGCTGGGATTACTCGGTTGGAAGGTGCGATGCCCCTATGTCTGGACACGGAGCTTCTTCAGGCGGCGCGACGGCCGCTTGTTGGCGTTCTGTTGGGAGACGGTCGCCCACCGGCAGTTCTGTGGGCAGTAGTCGCCGTCGTTGTCGATGCGGTCGATGGTGAGGTCGTCGCGGTAGCCATTGGCAAGCGCCCACTCGCGGAAGGCGGAGAACGAGTGCCGCCACTCGTCGCAGACCTTGATGCCCCGGTCGCGGTAGTCGCGCAGGTGCCGCTCGTCCGCGCCCTTGATGACGCCGCAGCGCTCCCGCATGTGACCGAAGATGCGGTAAAGGCGGTTGGTCGAGCCTTTTCTCTCGGAATAGGGGCCTTCGCACTCGTCCTCTTTCGGCGCGACGTAGGACTTTCCCGTGGCCTTGATTCCAGCAGGTCCGATGCTGTGAGGGCAGTCGGGGTGGCCGCAGTAGCCGCGCCCCTTCTGCCTCAGCTCGTTGGTGTCGCGCACCACCTCGCGGCCGCAGTCGCACCGGCAGATCCACGCCCTGCGCCCGCACTTCCGGGTCGGCTCGAGGACGGTGACGTGGCCGAACCTTTGCCCGAGCAGGTCGATGGGCACCATGGGGCCTCCAATCGGCGCAATGGATTCGAGGAAAATCAGAGAAGAGGTAAACCAGCTCA